TTAATTTCATTGTTATATTTAACATCTTCAGTTATGGTTGCTTCTTGTTGTTGTTGTTGTGGTTCTTCTGGTTGTTGTTCTTCTGGTTGTTGTTCTTCTTTTTTAATTATATTTGTATAATCAACCCTTTTACTTGGTTCTACATATTGTAAATTTAAGTAATTAAATATATCATTTTCATCATTAAATTCTTCTTCAATTATATCTCCTTTCGTCTTTCCATTCATTTTATATAAACCGTGTTCATTTAATGATAACGACATTTTTAATGCGTAGGCGCGCATTGTTGTATTAAATGCTTTACTACCAGTAAAATATAATATAGCAAATGCGTATTCTGTTGGCGGCGCATATAAAAAATCAATACGTCTAAAAAAGTTATCACTTCCGGGCAACTTACCAATTGCCATTGATTTTGTTTTACCATTACTCAATAATTCAGTAACTATACTTTTTTCCAATAACGCTTTAATAAAACCAGAAAATATTGTATTATCATTGTTTTTATCCGTAATAATAATATCAATGTCTCCAGATGATTTAACACCTCTTCTATAACTACCTACTATTTCGAAAGTTGCCCCTGGATATTTTAATTTATTAAACTCTGTTTCAAACAAATCTTTAAACTTATCAATTTCGCTGCGAGGAATGCGTTTCTGTAAATCTTCATAGTATTTCAATCCTTTTTTTTGAACGTCATTTAGTTTATCTTGATTTTCGCGCAACTCTTCAATTGTTTTTATACCATCCTCCACAATTTTTTCTGCTTTTTTAATACCAATGCCGTGTATTTGTGTAAATACATTAACGGGGTTTAGTTTTTCTTTTTCAAGAAATTCTATTTTTCCGGTATCTACAAATTCCTGCATTTTTTTCAAAACAGCCACCCCTATACCTGGCTTCCCCTTTAATTGGGAAACTTCATTAATATCACCTTCAAATGTATATACAGTTTCTTCCGCTTTTTTATATGCGCGCGCTTTAAATGGGTCGCCCTTCCTTTGTAAAATTGTGCCAAGGTCACTCAGTATAGTTGCAAATTGTTTATTAAATGGTGGAAATACTTTTTGAATATTGTTATTCATTAGAATATAAGTATATATTATTAATCGTTTATGTTTTTTTAGATAAAAAAATTATATCAACGTATATTTTGTATTATAATATATCATAATCTTCCGGGTTGATTTATAATATTTAGAGGTATTATTCGTTTTTCTATTAATGCTTTCATACCACTTGTTTGGAATGTTGTTTTAAATTTTGAGAAAGCGCATTTTATTAACGTACCATCATTTGTACTATAAATAATATTCTTAATATTAAATCTTTTCATCTCATTATAGCATACAAAACACGGTTCACTTTGCATATAAACACCATCACTCCTACATCTTACTATATATATATTAATTCTAACTCTATCTGGTTTTTTTATATTTCTCATACATTGTCTTAATACATCTTGCTCTGCATGACACGAGCAACAATCTCGTTCATTTAAAGATTGTTTATAATATGAATTATAACCACGTGCAAATATTTTACCATTAATGACTGCCAAGCACCCGTGTCTTTGCGACATAGTAGATTTACTAGACTCTTCTGCTGCAATTGATGCAAAACGTTCGTCTGTTGTTGTGCAAGTCATACAAGTCATAGTCATTTTATTATTTATTGCTAATAACCAAATTTAATATTAAAATTCAATTTAATATTAAAACATATATTATACATTAATCACCATAATTTTGAGAAATCCATTTTTCCAAAATTCTTCATAAAATTGGTTGCAGCATTTGTAAACCCGCGTGCCATTGATGACACTTCTTTATCAACATTAAAATTGTTACAGTTATTTTTAAAAAAATCATTGAACTTCTTTTCTATGCTAAACTTAAATATTATTTTAACTATTAAATCTAAAGGTATTAAAATTGCATAATACATTGCCCATAAAGGATATATTACTGCAAATTCCCATATTAAACTCAAAATATCTCTGATAAAACCTGGTACTATCGCTTTGTAAAATCCATTAACGCCCCCCATAATTCCCGACGCAATTAAAACCGGCATACATTTAGGTAAATCAGTTATTTTTGTCACTATTTTCAATAAAATTTTTATTAACTGTAGAAATACATTACCTATTCCTAGAAAAAACCCTAATAACGGTTCAATTATGTTTTTCCAAATCATTGTAAATAAACTTGTAAACATCATAGCAACTTTTTTGAAGAACATTGCAATTTGTACTCCAATATTGGCAATCGCTTTACCAATAGCGGTAATACTTCCTAATGCTTTTTGTATTGCAGAAAGAGCAGTTATTACGGTGCTTCCAATTTTACCGATTGAACCTTCTATACCCTTTTTTATTGGACTTATTATTGAATTACCTATATCCTTTGCTGTTTTTTTTATGTCTAAACCTTCTTTCGTTCGCGCATCATTTATTGCTTCAATTATTTCATATACAATAAATAATATAAAAAACAATGTAATAAATAATATCATTTTATACGTTAAGTTTTCATCCATTACTTGTAATAATATTAAATAATATTATTATTTAAAAAAAAACATACTATAATTTGATTTTTATATTTTTATTTTCACAGGTTTAAATTTAGGTATCAACATTAGGACACCATCTTTCATTTTTCCAATAGCTGGTTTAAAATTTATAATCATACAATCGCTTTTAAAATATTCATTTAGGTTATCAATCATATCCCACCCAATTAATTTAAGAGGATATACCATATAGTAAAAAAACAAATATATTATATTGAAAATAAAGGTAATAAATGAAATAGTTAATTTTATTATTTTTGATAGCCAACCAGGTATTATTTTTAGAAAGACATTTTCAAAAAAAAATGTTCCGCCATAATACATATAAACACCTAAACACCGTGGAATTGATATTATCTTTTTTATAATAATTAAAAACAATTCTATAACCCCCATCAATATAACTACAAAACCTTTAAATACCCCCATCATCGGAAGTATAATTGATTCAAATAATGCTCTTACAAAAGCAATGAATACTTTTGGTATCTTTATCATATAATTTGCCAATTCTTCTACCATTTTAACTATCGATTTTGTAGCTAGTTCAATCCCCTGTACAACCTTTTTTAATAAACCTTCCATTAACTTAACTGGTTTAAGTAGTGTATTATCAAGAATTGATGTAAGTGATTTTTTTACACCCGAAAACAGAGGGTCTAAAACCGCTTTTATAATTGCCTTTATAGCAGCTGTACCTAAACTGGCAACAGCATTTGCAGCAGTGACAACAGCATTTCCAGCAGACTTAATTCCCTTGCCAATTGTTTTAAACCCCTTTGAAATACCTTTAAAAAAATTTTCTATTGGAGGCAAACCAACTAATACACGATAGTAATTAATTTGCTCTAGAGTATTATATATGTAATACTCAATTGATGCACTCGTAACCAAAGTTAATGTGATTGATAATAATAGACCAAGTAAAAAATTATCTTTATAATATCCTATTATACCGCCGAAAAATAAACCAATAAGAGAACCTAAAAAAAAACTACTTAAAACGCCTTCTAATATTTCATCATCATCATCATCATCATCGTTATTTTCCTTTTTATTTTCATTTTCATTATCATTATCATTATTTTCCTTTTCATTATTATCATCATTTTCCTTTTCCTTTTCATTATTATCATCATCGTCATTTTCCTTTTCATTCTTATTATTCTCAAGACTACTAACAATATCATCATTTTTATTATTATTTTCTATAATTTCATCAACATATTTTTTATTTATAGAATCTGAAACGGTCATTATATGTATAAATTAACTATATATATGTAATGATTTTTAAAATTATAAATTGTCGCAATATTTAATTTCAAATTAATTTGTCCCAGTTGACCCAAACCCCCCCGCACCTCTATCAGTTTGTTTAGCTAATTCAGTTATATCATCTACCTTTTCAACAGTAACTTTAAATATGCTTAAATCAGGTGCGCATATTTGAAGAAGTCGTGTATGTTTTTCTATCCTATAAACGTGCTCACTCATATCAAATATATTATCTGGTGGTTTAGTAATATTATCAAATGCCCCAATTAATGGTCCTCTGTATCCCGAGTCAATAATCCCAACTTGATTTGCAAGACGTAATGGGGTTTTACTAATACTAGACCTAGCATACACATAAAATCCTGATGGATATGCGTGCGGATACGGGTTTTTTGTCCAATCATATTTCTTTCGCATATCACAAACCACATTTGAAACAATTTTTACAACTTGCCCTGGTTTTGAAATAATTGTTTCCGGAACATACATATCAAACCCAGAATCAAAATACTGGCTGTTGATGTTTTGAAGATGTTTTTCTGCGGCAACAGTATATTTATCAAATAGTTCGAGGTCATCTACATAAATAGTGAGTTCATAAGGGTAATGGCGGTTAATTGACATTTTATTTTATTTTATACAAATTGTAATTAGTATTCTTTATTTCAATTTATTATATATATATATAAATATATTTGTTAGGTTACACATAACATTATTACACAATGATTACTACACTGCTATATTTTCAAAATAATTTATTATTGGAAAACTATCATGACCAGCAAATAATATGTAAAAAGCGCAAATATATTTATATTTATCATTTACATTATGTAATAAACCACAATGTAATATATGCAACATATTTTTGTAACTTGTTTCTTGAGTTTTGCAAAAAAGAAAAATACCTATTTTATTACCTAACATTTTTTGTAATTTTTCATTTTGTTTTGCGAAATGTGATATATGTAATGACCGAGTGGAATGGTGTGGTGTTGCTACTATATCATACATACCATTCTTACACATATAAATATATACTTCATCGCAAACTTTATGCGGACTTTTTAATTCATCAATCACTTTATTGGTATAAATATCTTTCCAATAAAAATCCCAAATTATATTCCATATTTCGGGGGGTAATATAGGTAATATTTTTATTTGTGACATATAATATAATATTATATTAGATTAGATTAGATAACAACAGCTACTAGAACCTTTCCTAGATTTAATGCATTCCCATTATATTTAAATTATTATATTTATTTATTAATTTTTATTTTTATTTTTGTTTTTATTAATCATAATAACATCAATTGGAAATTCATTTGAATGTGTAGAGCACTTATAGAAATGTAATTTGTTTGTCCTGCATATTTGTTCTATTTCTTTTGTTAATGTATCACCATGTAGTATATCGTTGGTTTTTTCACAAAAAAACCATATTTCCCCATTTTTACTTAAAATATCTAAAAATGAATGAATTAAATCAATATTTGCAATATCATTTTTTTGTTTATCCATTAAAATTAAATCAAAATCATTTAACGAATTTAATATATATTCATAACCAAATTGTATATCATTTCGCGACATTTGTGAGTTAGGAAATAATCGTATAAAATCATTACATATATTTTCCGGATTAATCTGCAATAAAAAAATGTTTTTAAAATATATTTTTCTACTTTTTGGCATTTTGCTAATAAATTTTATTTTCTCTTCCAAGTAACTTTTTGACATCATATAATATATATACAGATTATTTGATTTATATTTTTTTTAGGGATATATATTATTCATATAATATATATATATATATGAAAAATATTTTATTCACTCTTGTAAAAGCGACAGGAATTATATATACTGTTACATTATTTTCCGCAATAGGATATTTAAACGCCAGTATAATAGATTATACGTTTTATGAAGAAAAGGTTACAGAAAATGAAAAAAAAAAATATACAAAAATAGATAATGGCTTAGCAGCATTAAAATTAACAATTAGTGCAGCATTATTATGCTATATTGGAAGAAATATAGCAGAAGCAATGCCCTTTATTTTTGAAAACATTCAGGGTTTTAAATTTGCACTGCTTAAAGAAGTTAAGAGTGGTTCAATAATGTTATTTTTTACAATATTATTCTCCTCGTCGTTTCATTCTGTTCTAGGTCGAATAAAAAATAAAGAATAAAGAAATAATAAAAATAAAAATATATTTATTGTTATTAGTTATTATTAACTATTATTCATATATTAAATAATATTTAATATATAATATATATATTATGGAATTTGCAATATCTTTAGCAGCTTTGAGTGGATTATATGTTGCAACTCAAGAAAGCCAACCCCAAAATACAGAAATAATAGAAAATTTTGAAGGTGGGGAATTAGACCCTTATAATACAACTGAATTAAAACATGAACTTCAACATAATCACACTGAAATTACTGATTCAAACTTTCATCGCGATGATTATTATAATGGTACCAAAAACAATGAAATATTAAATACAAGTGAAATTAAAAAAACAAATAATATGACTTCTCTAACGGGGGATGCAATTGATGAGAAAGTGTTTAAACACAATAATATGCAACCTTATTTTGGTGCAAAATTACGTGGTGGGGGAAATAATCTTAATACAAGCGAAAGTATTTTAGATTCTAAAGTAGGAACTGGTTCCCAAAAAATAAGAAAACAGGAACAATCTCCTTTGTTTAAACCTTTAGAAAATATGAACCATACTCATGGTGCTCCGAATGTCAATGATTTTTTCCAATCACGCGTAAACCCAAGTTTAAAGATGGCGAATGTTAAACCATTTGAAAGTGAGCAAGTAGGGCCTGGTTTAAATCAAGGGTTTTCTTCTGAAGGAACAGGTGGTTTTAATTCAGGTATGAATAGTCGTGAAACGTGGCAACCAAAAAATGTAGATGAAATGCGAGTTTCTACAAATCCAAAAACCAGTTATAGTTTAGATGGTCATCAAGGTGCAGCAATGTCTAGTATAAAGGAGCGTGGGATTGAAGGAAAAATGGAAAAACATTTGCCCGATAAATTTTATGAAAGTGGTCAAGAAAGATGGTTTACAACGACAGGTTCGGAAAAAAAGCAAACGGCAAGACCAGTTTTTAATAACAAAGATGTAAATAGAGCATCAACCACCGTATATTATCAAGGGAATGCCGCATCAACAGGTGCTGATGGTGTAACATATTCTACTGAAACATATAGAGAGCCAACAAATAATGAATATTGCGCTCCAAATTTAACAGCAGCAAGTGCAACAGGCAGAAATAATGCTAATCCAAATGATTATAATAAAAATAGCCATCAGGGTTATTTAACTAATCGTGATACTACAAATGATTCACATTTATTTGGCAATGTTGGAAGTGCTTTGAGTGCAGCTATCTCACCTTTAGTTGAAATGTTGAAACCTTCGCGAAAAGAAAATTTTGTTGGAAATGCACGACCTTATGGAGAAGTACAAAATACTGTACCAGCAACATATGTTCATAATGAATTAGATACAGTTGGTGTTACAAATCGCCAAATGTATTCTAAATCATTAAATCACCATAATGTTCAAAACCAAACTGTAGGAGGTTATAATGTAGCAAATCCGGTTGCTGTTCCAGTTCAACGACAAGAAACAACGCGTTATTACTCTGGTGTAGGTGGTAGTAGTAATCCTGGTCTAACTTTATATGATTCTGCTTATTCACAAGAGATAAATACACAAAAGGAAACAACAATTGTTGGTAGAACACCAAATGGAAATGCGAATAAATTTAATAATAATATTAACGTGAATGTTGCTAAACACGAAGATGATAGAATGAATAATCGTATGTGGGTGCCTAATAATATGTCAAATATACCGCCTTCTATGGATACTCACGGAACAATGGATATGCCACATGTTATTACAGAGCAAATTGATAGCAAATTAAACACTAATAGAATGGACCCAAATTTATTAACTGCGTTTAAAAATAATCCTTATACACATAGTTTAAATTCAGCAGTATAATTTTAATTAAATAAACAAAATATAATATAAAATTATTTTTTATATTATAGTAATGGCAACTAACTTAGATATTCATCCAACTATTAATAATTTGTTAGGTTCTTTTATAAAAGATAATAAGGTACCCCACCTACTTTTTTACGGTGACTATGGTTCAGGAAAGAAAACATTAGCAAATAATTTTATAAATGAATTTTACAAAATATCGTTAAACGATAATGATAATAAGAATGATTACATTATGAAAGTAGATTGTGCGCATGGTAAAGGTATTAAATTCGTACGCGATGATATAAAATTTTTTGCAAAGACAAATATTAATTGTAAAAACGGGTTGTTTAAAACAATAATGTTAATGAATGCCGACCAATTAACAATTGATGCACAATCAGCATTAAGACGTTGCATAGAAATTTTTAGTAATTCAACTCGTTTTATATTAATAATTCAAAATAAAGATAAAATATTAAAACCGATACTTTCCCGATTTTGTGAAATATATGTAGATTTACCTATAATAAATAACAAAAAGATAAATCTCCATAAATATTTATTAGAGCAAAAAAACTATAATAATACAGAAACATTAACATTAAATAATTTACATAAAATATTTATGAATGAACGTAAAAAATATACAGATAAAGGAGAAATAAATATTTATAATTCTGTTGAAAAAATTTATAATAATGGTTATTCAATCATAGATATTTTAGATTATTTTAAATCAACCAAATGTAAAAATATAGACAATATTAATACTATTATTATTTTTTTGACTGAATTAAGACCCAAAGTTCGGTCGGAACAAATATTAATTTTATTATCGTGCAAATTATTTATTATTCGTTTAAGTATTGAATTAGATAATATTTTAATTATGTAAATGGAAGATTTTACATTAGCAACATTACATGAATCGCGAAACGAATGGTGTTCTCAACTAATTAACATATTAACACCATTAATAATAGAAGGATATAATTCTATTTTTGAAGAGTCTTGGACTCTTTGTGAGGAAAACGAAGAAACAGAAAAATATTTAATGACATTCCAGAACTTTATAAGTCGTGTGCCTAAATGGAATGCAACTATTATAGAAAAAGAGAAAAGTCGCATTTTAGAGAGAAGTAGATGTTCGTATATTGAAGATTTACTTACGTGTGTTCACGTAATACAATTAAAATCATTAACATGTATTCGCGCCGGAAAGGATCAAAAAAAAATAAATATTAATATACCTAAATTTGATAACTTCATTCATAAAGTTTATATTCAAGTAGCACGCAAATTATATACAAATATTTATTTATATGATAAAAACGTATTACCTCTACAAAGGCAAAAACATAACAGAGAATTTGAGCAAATTGTTCAAGAATGTATATTAAATGTTGTTCGTGATAATATGCCAATTGAAGAAATATTACGTTGTTACTTGGATGAAACAAATGAAGAAGATGTAGAAGAAACAATTATTGATGAAAAAATACCTATTGAAGAAGATAAACATACAAAGGTTGCAGTAAATGATAATATAGAGGGAACTCACGAAAATATTGTGAAAACGAATGAAAACCTACCTTCAAATGTAAAATTTGATATTCAAACTGAAGACTTAACAAATAATGTTAAGCAAAATTTAGATAAAATATCTAAAATTCGTGAAGAAACATCTGGATTTAATAGTAATGATAATGTAGACGATGAACGATTTGAAATTAAAGAAACACTTGACCCATCATTGTTAAATATTGAAATATTTGAACCCCAAGAGTTAAAAGAAAAACCACCTAAAATTGACATAGAAATACTTTAAATAAAATAATAAAAATAAATACAAATTGCGTTTAATATCTTATTTCCATTTCCAATAAGATATTAACAGATGACCAGTGATATTTTTACAAAATCATTTATAATTACTTTTGTGTATATTGCACTAAAAATTGTAGAAATACAAATGAATTCGAACGATAATGGTGAAAGTAAACCATTGAAAAATGTGGTAAGAGATGCTATTATTGTTTTCTTTTCTTGTTGTATAGGAATTTTTGCATATGAACAAATTAGCGAATTAAACAGTGAAAGTTTAAATATTACTAAGGTGTTTACTAATACTCCTGATTTCTAAAAAAATAATATAATTATTTTAATTATTTATATTATTTACATTATTTACATTATTTACATTATTTACATTATTTGAATAATAACACTATTTATATCATTTAGGTTATTTATATCAATCGTGTCAATAAGAAATTTGGAGAATAATGGTCTCTCCAATTGAGTTAACGGAACGTGATTATGAACATTACGCGCGATCATTTTATATAATCTAAAATCAGGGTATCTCTCTTGACCATTTTTTCTATATAAAACACTTTTTTTATTATCATCTTGACACCATTCTAAAACCAAAGAAGCTATTACATTTTTATTTACAATCTGGTCAATCTCATCTATATCATCAAAAAAATAATCAAAAATAGAACAACCTAAACGACAAAGGTCAAAACTATAATTTGGTTCTATTCTTGGTTTTGATTCATTGAAAAATGGTTCGCAATTATATTGGGTATCCGCATCTTCGCCACGATTAAAAGCGTCACTACAAAAAATCTGGTTATCATAAGTATATATTGCCCTACCAAAATCAATTATTTTATATATTTTACCAAATGTAGGAACTTTATATATTTTAGTTTCCAATTTATAATATATGAATTCTTGTTCTGTTTCATTATAAACTACATTTCCAGAATGCAAGTCATTGTGAGTAAAAGAAAACTTATCTTGATACATTATTAATATTACGATTATTTGAAAAAAAATAGAAGACCACTCATCTATACTTATATCTATATCTTCTTTATTTATCATATAATCTTCTAACGTATTTTGACATTTTTCTAACAATATTGCATTTACAGGAAAATTATAAATATTTGCCATTATATTGCAATCATCGTCATCGTCATCATCATCATCATCATCATCATCATCATCATCATCATCATCATCATCATCATCATCATCATCATCATCACTTTCACCTTCTTCACTACCATTGCTACTGACAGTATCTTCTTCACTATCACTTTCAGTATCTTCTTCGCTATTATCACCTTTAATGTTATTTACTTTAAATATAGTAGTACTATTTATTGTTGGAACATATTCTTTCATATCGTTTATATTTACATCATTTTGGTCATTAATATAATTTATATTATCTTCTTTAGATTCGATTTCTTCTAAATCTAATGTTGCTTCATTTGTTTCATCAAAATCGGTTAAAATTAATGGTTCGCGATTTTTCCCACTATTTTCATCATTATAAATTTCACTATTTGTTTCAATTTCAAATAAGACATTATTATTTGAATGAAAAAATTTATTATTCATTAATATATCCATATCCTCTGTTATATCATAGTTATATACCTTATGAATACCTATAACACTACCATAAAAATCAACAGCATGAATAAAGTTTTTTTCTTTGCCTAATTTACTGGAAATACTATAAAATAGAGCTTCTGTATATGCAGAATTATATTTATTCATTAATTTTTCACAGGTTATTCCATTTTTACAATTTTCACTTGGCAATACATTAATATTAATATTTTCCATTTTTCCTGACATATATTTAATTGGGTCAATTAAAGGGGAAAATTTGCAAAAAATCATATCCTCTCCAACTAAATATTCGTTATAGTTAATCTTTACTAATTCACCATTAATATGATGAGGAATAAATGTATTCAAATTTACTCCTTCAGTTTCACTATTTAGAGGAGTATTTATTTGAACATTCATAATATTTAATACATTACAATATTTTTGTAAATTATTTGGTTCGTCAAAGTTCTTCATTAGCAATATATTGCATTTTTTTTTTAAGTAATTAACTCATTCGTTATTAATTATTATTAATTTTCTTTAATTAAATTAATAATAATTAAATTAATTAATGTCGTTGGATTTAAAAAAGTTCAGTATGAAAAATATAAGTTTCTCACCAACTGAAAATAATGGGCCTGTTATTGTATTAATAGGAAGACGTGATACGGGTAAGAGTTTTTTAGTAAGAGATTTATTATATTATCAACAGAGCATACCCATAGGTACAGTTATATCTGGAACTGAAGAGGGTAATGGATTTTATAGCAGTCACGTGCCAAAATTATTTATTCACAATGAATACAATTCGGGTATCATTGAAAATGTTTTAAAAAGACAAAAGCAAGTTATAAAAGAAGTAAAGACGGAAATAGAAACAAGACGTCGCAGCACAATTGATCCAAGAACATTTTTAATTTTAGATGATTGTATGTATGATGCGAGTTGGACACGTGATAAAATGATGCGGTTATTATTTATGAATGGAAGACATTGGAAAATAATGCTTGTAATTACAATGCAATACCCATTAGGTATTCCACCGAATTTGAGGACAAATATTGATTATGTTTTTATATTGCGCGAACCTTATATTAATAATAGAAAACGGATTTACGAAAATTATGCGGGAATGTTTCCAACATTCGAATCATTTTGTCAGGTAATGGATCAATGTACTGAGAATTATGAATGCCTTGTTATTAATAATAATGCAAAATCCAATAAACTACAGGACCAAATATTTTGGTACAAAGCAGACGCACACGGTAGTTTTAAACTAGGTTCAAAAGAATTTTGGGAAATTTCTAAGAGTATGGAGGACGCTGAAACTGAAGAACAATATGACCCATCTGCTCAAAGGAAAAAAAGTAATGGACCCCGTATTAATGTGAAGAAACAGCGATGGTAATGGTAATTACATTGTAATAACTAATAAAATTGAATGTAATATATATTATTACAATGTATATTACATTGTAATAATAAAATGATAGAACTAAAACACATTTACAATAAACTACCACAAGAATTATGTGTATACATTCAAGAATTACACTATAGCCATTATCATTATCGTTTTATGAAAAAAAATAAGAAACAAATAGAGTTGAAAGGTTTATTAAGTGCTCTAAATAATATTCCAATTGTGGATGAAGATAATACTTCAAAGACAGAACGTATAAAATATGTAATACAATTATCAAATTGTAATTGTTGTGTTAAACATATTACACATAGACCTTCATTATTAGAATATTATAATGGATATGTGCCGGAGTATGATACTAAACATATTTCGTATTATTCGTGTAAATGTAAATGTAAATATTATATGGATACTTTTTGTTGGATAGATAATGATGAGATTGTTAATTGTAATAATAATAATAATAATAATAATAAGCGAAAACGTAGTTATACTTGGTCTGGTTGACATTATGAATAACCTTATTCAGTATCTATATTTGGACTACCATCATCCAAATCGGTAATTTCGTCTTCGTCTTCTTTCCCCATAACTGTTTTTTTCATCCATTTCATCAATTCATCAATTTCAAATATGCCATTAATATAAATGAAAAGTGATATCAACACCAACCATAAATAGCCATATATTACATTTAATTGGTATGCTAAAAATGATGCATATAACATTATCGCTAACGCAAAATATCTATATTTTTTCACATCTTTGCCTATACATAAATATATGGCGAATGCTGTTAATAAAAAATATTTTGTTTTCAATGCCAAAACATTAGCATAAATATTGTGTATATAATAAAACAGTTTCATTAATATATATAGATATTAATATTAATGAATTTATGAAATAATAATTTTACAAATCTTTAATTATTTGTTATTTGTTGTAATTTTTATATTATTCGAGTCAAACAGCTGGGTTGCAATATCAGCAGATGTTGGTAAAGCGGCTGGTTTATTATTTTGTTGATTCGGCATAATTACATCATCATCTGGTATAGAATCATAATCTACTTCCCTAACATTTACTAGGTTACCATTATCATCTAATATTTGGGTTAAAACATTCCCCGAATCTTCAGCCTTCTTTATATTATCTTCAATCGCCTTCTCTTTTGCATCTCTAATGCGAGATTCAAATTCATCTTTTGCGGCAGCATCATTCTTTTTCTTTTCAGACATTAAATCATTCAAATCTTTTTCTAAATATTCTACACGACCTGTTTTATATGCATCGGGATCCCACGGCATCCATAAACCTACAGGGCCGACGTATACATCGTGATTTGGGTCTTGTTCTCTTAATGTTTTACACCTAATCTCTGCTTCTTCTTGTGTAGAATATACACCTCTTACTTTCATACCTCTAACATTTGTTTGAAATTTATGAGTGCTGTTATATACTTTATCCAAATCATCTTGCTTGTTTTCTAAAAATGTTTTGTAATCATCAGATACAGTAAAGTCAACAATATTTTTAACTTCTTCCTTTAAGAAATCTTTTAAATCATTATTTACTACTTCAACATCTAAATTATGTTTATATGCCACAAAATTAAGAAAAGTTTGGAATTTATCTATTGATTTTGACATATCCCAATTTTTTACAAAAGATTCGAAATAAAACAGTTCACGTTGTTTTATATGTTTCTCGGGGGATACAAATGAGACACATACAAATTTTTGCCCTGCAATTGGTCTATCCTCGTCTAAAAGGTCTACGCTAGTATTCATATCTACTTTAGTATTCATTATAGTTATTTATAATTATTATATTTAAGTAATTATTAATATAATTAATAATAATTGCAAAAAAATATATTATTATATTATATTATAATGGAAATGTTTGACCTTGGTGAATTTATGAAAAGATTAATTAAGTATTTAGTGGAAGGTTTAATTGTTGGTATTGCGGCTTTTGTTATTCCTAAACAAAGTTTGAAACTTGAGGAGGTTGCCCTTATATCATTAACTGCGGCTGCTACTTTCAGTATTTTAGATACGTATATCCCTTCTATGGGTGTATCTGCACGCAATGGCGCTGGTTTAGGTATTGGCGCTAATTTAGTAGGTTTCCCAGTTGGTCGTTAAATTATAAAAAATTGAATTATAATAAATATTAGTTGGTATTTATTATATTAAAATAAATGACATTCTTATTGTCTATTCAATCATTCAGAAAGTTATGTGTAAATGAAAACATAAAAAAAAAACATTTACGAACGATGAAAAAGATTGGTGAACGTCCAATCCAAAAATATCCGGCAAACCAATTTTGTGATGATTTACAATATAAATTATTTCCATTACTTAATTGTAGTTCAAGTAATTCAGGTAATATATTAGTAATATCATCAACACTAACAGATGAATATAATAAATTGTTAGACAGGCATTTGCCATTTGATAATACAACACGTAGCATAAAGCAAATAAAGCAAATTATTTTATTTCCATATATTGACAAAAATGAAGTTGATTTAGGTGACTTATTAGTAATATCGTCATCACTGGTGGATGAATATACTAAAAACATTCGTCATCATTTGTCAATTGATAATACTGCAAATCGTAAAATAAAGCGATTAATTGAAGATATAAATAGTAGCGTGATTATTGAACGCGCGATTAGTGTGAACAACGTGAATAATACAGTAATCAATATAAATAAAAAAATAAATGTATTAAATTGTTACATAGCATATTCAACAAACCAAATTGCATTAATCGTTATAAATCGATTGATGCAAAATTATACAAAACAAATATCAATATTATTAGAATATACAATACTCCCAAGAGAAATGGTTAAACATATTATTGGTTTTATGGGGTTTTATCCAAGTGTAATAGATTGCCTGATGGCAAATATTGATGTGTTGCCGGTATTGAAGTACAATTTGTAGATAATGTTAGATAAATGGTGTAAAAAATAAATATAATCTATATGGTAGGAACAAACTCCCAATCTAAATCGTTACATATTTTTTTCCATATTACGTCTTGTTCCATCTTTTTTTCCCGGTCTTTTAACATTGGGAAAAAGGGTAAAAATTGTTTCTGATCTAAAAGCTCACATAATTTATATACAGTATAATAATAATTCAAAAAATTTACACGATCATCAGGGCAATGTTTGGCATAGGGCGCTTGTATCTCCATAAAAAGATTACATAATGTATCTTCTAATTCAGGTGTCATTATTGGGGGTTTAATGCCAATTATATCTTTTATGAATGGTATATGCTCATAGTATTTATTATGTCCTAATTTTTTTAGTATTTCTTTTGCTTTGCTGTTTGTCAAATTTTTCAATTCAACACGCTCTTTTTTTATTTGGTTCTTTATTTCATCTACTACTACTTCTGGTATTTGAGTTGTTTCTTTTGCTTGAAATTGCGCTATTATTTCTCTAAAATGATTAATTCTTTTATAAGCATAAAAACATACTTCTTTAGGGGGTTCTTTGTAAGAAGATTTTTCACTTTCAATTACAAATGGGACATTTCTATAACAAACATTGCATACCATTATTCCTTCATCGTCTACAGGTATCAACTCTCCTTCTTTGCAAAAAGAACAATTCTCATCAACAAACGTATAATCATCTATATGTAAAAATGAATCACTTAAATTAGTAAAATATTTTTTAACGCTGTCCTTTTTTTCTATTTGTGTTTCTAACATTTCTTCATTTTTAATACCAAAAAATATATTTAATGTATTTACATTCGAAATTGTTTCACAACTAATACCTATATTCTTTTTATCTTCGAAATAATCAAATATATATTTTGAATTGTCTAAATAATATTTTTTTTTTTGTCGAGATAATTCTTTTTTTTGCAACTTAATCTCATTTAATTTTTCTCTAATATCTTTCTTTTTTTCATTTCCAACAGTTTCATTCAAACATTTTTTTAAAGTATTTATTTTTTCATTTAATTCAGGAATAACTTCTTTATCATTATTATTAAAGAACTCTATCATTTCATTATGTTTTGTGTCTAATGTTGCTGCTTTTATTTCATCCACGATTACCTTTTTATTTGTCTTCGGTTTAAATGAAGGCATACAATAATTATTAATATATTTATATATTGTTTTATGTTTAATTTGTAATAATAATATTTCTATTTATTTTAATGAGCACTATTATTTCTATATCAATTGATGATATTGAATATAAAAAAATGTGCTTTGTTTTCAATGCTATAAACGATGGTTGGTCTATTTCAAAAGATAACGAATGTTATATTTTCAAGAAAAAACACAGAAATAAAAGAGAAGTTTTCACCGATACATATTTGCAAGAATTTATATGTAACAATTTAAAATTACGCGATTAACATAAGAATTATTATTTTAATTATTACATTTACACCAACTAAAATTTAATATTTAATTGTTTAATTAAATATTAATTTCAAAATTTTTTTCTTAAGGTATATTATAAAATATGGGTGGTGGTCTAATGCAACTCGTAGCCTATGGCGCACAAGACGTTTATCTTACTGGTAATCCTCAAATTACTTTCTGGAAAGTGACATACCGTCGCTATACCAACTTCGCGATGGAATCTATTGAACAAACTTTCAATGGACAAGCCGATTTCGGTCGCCGTGTAACTTGCACAATCAGCCGTAATGGTGATCTTGCTTACCGCACATATCTTCAGGTCACTCTTCCTCAAATTGACCAAACTCTATCTACCGGTAATGTTTATGCTCGCTGGTTAGATTTCCCCGGCCATCAACTTGTTTCTCAAGTTGAGGTTGAAGTTGGTGGTCAACGCATCGACCGTCAATACGGTGACTGGATGCACATCTGGTGCCAACTTACTCTTTCCGCTGAACAACAACGCGGATACTACAAGATGGTCGGTAACACCACACAACTTACTTACTTGACTGACCCTTCTTTCGCTGATGTTAACGGACCTTGCGGTGGTAACGCCCCCGTAAATGTTTGCGCTCCTCGCAATGCTTTACCCGAAACTACCCTTTACATTCCTCTTCAATTCTGGTACTGCCGCAACCCCGGTCTTGCCCTTCCCCTTATTGCCCTTCAATACCACGAAGTCAAAATCAACCTTGACCTTCGCCCCATTGACGAGTGCTTATGGGCAATGAAAACCCTTACCGAAACTTCCAGCAATCAACAAGTCACCGCCGCCTACAACCAATCCCTTGTAGCCGCTTCCCTTTACGTTGATTATATCTTCCTTGATACCGATGAACGCCGCAGAATGGCACAAAACCCTCACGAGTACCTCATCGAACAACTTCAATTCACTGGTGATGAATCCGTTGGTTCTTCCTCCAACAAGATCAAACTCAACTTCAATCACCCCTGTAAAGAACTTGTATGGGTATGCCAACCTGATGCCAATGTTGATTACTGTGCCGCCTACACCGGTGGTGAACTCCTCTACAAAGTATATGGTGCCCAACCTTTCAATTACTCCGATGCCGTTGATGCCCTCCCCAACTCCCTCCACGCATTCCAAACTGCTGCCAAGGCCGAGCACACCATATCTGGTGATGTCTTCGAGGATTTCGGTTCTAGCGCTGGTGTTGCTGCTACCTCTGATGCCGCCACTTTCGTTCTCGGTGAAGCCGCCCTTGACATGCATTGCTGGGGTGAAAATCCCGTTGTTGTTGCCAAACTTCAACTTAATGGCCAAGACCGCTTCTCTGAACGCGAAGGCACATACTTCGGTGATGTCCAGCCGTTCCAGCATCACACCCGTGCCCCCGACTCCGGTATCAATGTGTACTCCTTCGCCCTCAGACCCGAGGAACACCAACCTTCCGGCTCTTGCAATTTCTCCCGCATTGATAACGCCACCCTTCAACTTGTTCTTTCCAATGCCACCGTATCTGGAACCAACACCGCCAAGGTACGTGTCTATGCCACTAACTACAATGTGTTACGCGTAATGAGCGGTATGGGTGGTTTGGCGTACTCAAATTGATCGAATTAACTAAAAATTTGTGACCTACAACCATAACAAAATATAAAAATAATTAATTTATAACATTTTTTATAAATTAATAATCATATTAACCTAAATATTTGTTTCATTCTTTGATTTTCGGTAGTCAGCAAGTTCTTTTGCTCTTTTTTGCTTATACTCTTCATCGCCATATCTCTCTTTCAATTTCTCACGTTGTTTTTGCTTCCTAAAGCGCGCTTCTTCACGTTTTTCATCGGTTGTTTTTTAATCACACCCATCATAATATAAATAAATACGTTCAACTAACTCTGCATTTTCATCATTTTCTATACGTTTCATTTGTTTTTCTATTTCATCTTTTAACACATATAACCTATTGGCGATT